TTCCTTTGATAGCACAGGAATATCCACAGCACATCAAAGAAACACGAGCATATAGAACACACCATTTCAACTGGATACTGCCCTATACACATCTAAGAACATTTAGAAAAAGTCTAATAGACAGCGTAGATGACACACTGTTCAAAGATAACAAGGGCGAATGGTACGGCGCCGGTGGCGATGGCAGTGTATTCTATGCATTGATAGAGCAGGCTGATCCTAACAGTGTACAGGCAGTACAAGACATAATGGTAAACTACAATGACGTTAATCCACTTAATGATTACAAAGTAAACAGCACAGAACAGAACAAAAATGCAAGAGAGATTGTCAACATGAATCAACAAAAAAAAAAGATCCTGATAGCGATACCCACAGCCAAGTATATAGAACCGGAAACCTTCAAGAGTATATACGATCTGGACGTTCCAGAAGGCTATCAGACAGTGTTTCAATACTTCTATGGTTATAACATAGATCAAATACGAAATCTAATTGCAGACTGGGTAGTCAAAGGATATGACTATCTACTGAGTGTAGACAGCGACATTGTACTACCAAGAGACACACTGAGAAGATTTTTATCACATGACGTTGACATGGTCAGCGGCTTGTACATACAACGCAAGCCAGGGCAGCACACTTTAGAAATATACGAAAACAATGACCGAGGCGGTGTTAGCAACATACCTTACGGTAAAATCAAAGACCGCGGACTTGTGCCCATTAACGGCTGTGGCTTTGGATGTGTACTAATTAAAAAGTCTGTGTTTCAAGCAATACCCTATCCACACTTTGTTTATCACAGCGCACTGAATCACGCCAATACTATTAGTGAAGATGTAGACTTCTGTGCCAAAGCACTTAAGAAAGGATTTAAGATCTACGCCGACACTGCTATTAAGTGTAGACACATAGGTCAGGGCGAGTTTACCGTAGACGATTCAATACCTGCTATAGACAACAGTATAGAACTACGATTGAGAGATCTAAGTTCGCAGAGATTGTTACCAAAACCGCATGTAGATTATTTGCAACAATTAAAGGATGGAGGATTTACTCCAAAAACTATTTACGATGTAGGTGCATGTGTACTGCATTGGACCAACGAAGCAAAACAGATTTGGCCAGACAGTACTGTTATAGCATTTGAAGCCATGCCCAGTTGTGAGTTTCTTTACAAAGAAAACAACATGATGTATCATGTTGGCGTACTAAGTGATGAGAGTGGCAAAACTGTAGAGTTCTATCAGAATGATTGGCACCCTGGCGGCAACAGTTATTATATTGAAAACAGTGACATCAATGCCAACAGTGCATTTTACTTTAATGAAACACACAAGCGCACTTATCAAACAGTAACACTGGATGCAGTGCATAGATTAAAACAGTTGCCCGAGCCTGAACTGTTAAAAATGGATGTACAGGGCGCAGAACTCGATGTACTGCGTGGTGCAGCAGAAGTGTTAGAAACTGTAGAACATGTTATACTAGAACTGCAAAGCGTTGAATATAATAAAGGTGCGCCTCTAAGAGAAACTGTGTTTGAATATATGCACAGCATAGGATTTGAGTTGGTAGCACAGTTTACAAACTATGGCCCCGATGGTGACTATCACTTTAAGCGTAGATAAAGATTAACCCCTGTTAGCGTTACACTCGATCTAAACAAGTGTGTGTTTTTGCTAACAGGGGCTGCTTTTGATTAATATAATAAACGGGCTATGCCCTCTTTTTTATAAGATTAAAAATATAGTTTATTTAGTGTCAGTCTTACCGTTTACAAAGTTATAAAACTTTTCTGCCGCAGCCAATACTTCGTCGGCACCCGGTACTTTTGGCATTTCTACTTTGGTAACAACTTCTTTACCATCTTTGGCAACTGATGCTTCGAAGGCACCTAACCTAGCGTGGAAGTCTTGCCAAACTTGGCCTTGCGCCATTTCTAAAACTTGGGCTCGAATTTCGTATCCATTTTTATTAAAAGTAACTTTGGGCATTGCTGCCTTTAGTTGTTCGCCGAATGTCGCAGCGGCTTCCTGCATTTGTTTTGCGTAATCGTTCATTTGTTTTCTCCTGTGTCTGTGTTTGCTATATTGTTAATATAGTTGATTATTTATTGTTTGTCAACGGGTTTAGATTCTTTTTTTGAAGTATCTTCGCCGTAGTATGGAATATGACTCATAGATTTTCTCCTAGCATGATCTTACGAGCAAGATCATGATGTCCTTGACGTGCTAGTTCGGCAGCGGCTCTAGCACGACCTGTGCGTTCAAATAAGTTAATAATGCGTTGCCACATTACTTGCCGCCTGCTTTCTTTTCGTTCTTGTCGCGAAGATAACTGTGATCTGGGTCTAACATTATATCCATCCTTTTAAATTTTGATTTGCTCTTAGTTGCCAAGGTGCTTCACCTCTGCTGATTGAACGCTGTCTGCGTTCTAGGTCTTCTAAACTGATGCTGTCTGCTAGATACTCTTCTACAAATTGTTTTTCAGTGCGAGTATTGAGCAAATCTTTGAACATGTTTTTAAGCATTACTGTACCCAACATTATCGTATTCCATATGCTGCTTCACTGGCAATAACTGGAATCATGTCTGGCGAAAGTCCAAGATCGCGTAACTGATGATAGTTAAGCGAATTTAACTCTCTTAGAGTTTGCTTATAGGTTTTATGACGAACAAGCCAAGTTTTAAATTTTGCGATCATTCTGTTGCTCCCATACTAGGAGCCACGCCAAATTCTTTCATATGATGATAGGCAAATGTAGAATCTTTTTTGTATTCTATACGAGCCCAAGTTTCTAGGTCTTTGTCTGCTGGACGTGGAGCAAGGCTACGAACCCAACCGTCAAATAGTTTTAGTGTTAACATTTTTCTCTTCCTGTGTTTCTGTATCTTACATATTTAGTGCTAATACTTGACAAAATCAAGCGTGATTTGTGCAATTCCGATATGCAGTTCGTGCATACCTAGAAATATGAAATTTTTGTAACAACAGTAGAATTTCATAAATCTGTTACAATTTTTTGTTATACTAACGACTATATAGTTTTGTATAGGAGAGACCTATGCACTATACGCACAGAAGGAGACATATATGCGTTCATTTGCTATCGCTGCCGTTGCAGCCCTAGTACTATCCACACCAGCACTTGCAAGAGACAATGTTCAAGTTACTGGTTCATCTACAGTTCTACCATATGCAACCATTGTTGCTGAAGCATTTGGAGAAAATTTTGAATTTCCGTCGCCAGTAGTTGAAGGCGGTGGTTCAGGCGCTGGCCGTAAGAAATTATGCGAAGGCGTTGGTGAAAACACTGTTGACATTGCAAACAGCAGTTCAAAGATGAAAGAAGAAGAATGGGCCAAGTGCGAAGAAGTTGTTGGTCCTATTACAGAAGTTAGAATTGGTTACGATGGCATTGTATTTGCATCTAACATTGATCAACTCAACATTGATGACTTGACTGTAGTTCAACTGTACACTGCACTACACGCAGACAGCACTGCAAAACTATGGAGTGATGTTGATCCTGCTCTACCAGCGGTAGAGATTCTTGCTTATATTCCAGGTACCAAGCACGGCACTAGAGAAGTGTTTGATGTAAAGGTTATGGAAGCAGGTTGTAAAGAAGCACTAGGTGTTGAAAAACTAGACGACGATCAGAAGAAGGCTTGTGTTAAGGTTCGCACTGATGGCGCAGCAATTGATATCGACGGCGACTACACTGAGACACTTGCACGTCTTGCAGCGAATAATACAGCACTGGGTGTGTTTGGTCTTAGTTTCTATCAGAACAACACTGACAAGCTAGAAGTTGCTACAGTAAGCGGCGTATTCCCCAGCGTAGAAACAATCTCAAGTGGCGATTATCCAATCAGCCGTCCGCTTTACTTCTATGTCAAGGATGCACACCTTGAAGTAATCCCAGGACTGAAAGAATACGTACAATTCTTCGTAAGTGATGAAATGGCAGGCTCAGACGGTGCTCTAGCACAATACGGTCTTGTTCCAGATCCAGAACTTGCAGCAACTCAAGCAGAGTGGGCTAACAAGTAATCGAAATACTCAAGGAGCAGGATTAATCCTGCTCCTTGTTCCATGCTTCTATATTGGCAATATAGTTTGACATTGAGTGATCTGAAAAGTTATCAATACTACCTTTCTTAATACCCATCCACATACCGCGCCAACGATCCTTTACACGCTGCCATCCTGTGTTCTTTCGTACCTGTCCATAGGCGTTCATATAGTGTTCTGTACCGTGATGACGATAGCCCATGATATTTAATGGTACACGAGTAACAACATCATTGTTGTTTACCCAACGGTGATGTTCGACACCAAGATGAACAACATAACCCTTCCAACCTACACGCGGTGAACCAAATGTGTAGAGTTCTACAGGATCAGGTAGTTCCTCGCAATACAAACAACGGCTGGCCATAATGGTTGCCATTGCAGCACCAAGACTGTGTCCAGTGAACCAAAGCGATTGCTCGGCACGTTTGGCCGATAGGTCTTCGACAACCATAGGCCAAAGATCGTCAACTTCTCGTTTGAATCCTCTGTGTACACGACTGACTGTTTCTGCTATAACAGGTATTGCTTTTAAATCTGCTTTGATGTCGTTGAAGCAAGTGGGTTCTGTACCTCTACATGCAATAACTAGATCATTTTTGTTTTGGAAACGGTAGGCTTGTGCGCCGTCTTTATTGTAAAATTCTACAGTAGTGAAGCCCAATTCTTTGGCTTGCTTTTTTACTTCTTTGAGATTGCCATATGCAATGGCAGATAGTCTAGCGAATAAGAGGCTACGCTCTTTAAAATTTAGATCCTTTATCATTTTTTTTGCCCTCAAGTTGATCTAGACGCTGTTCAATTGCGTCAATTTTAGCTGTTATTTTTGGATATTTTTTTCGCCATGCGTCTTCTGGTTGTTCTAACCATTTTAATCCCCAGTGTTCTACTAGATAATCCACAATACGATCAAAGTGTGCATAACCCCACAATCCGATTCTAGTAGTGCTTAGATATGCAAGTACTATTGCACCTATAATACTACCAGCAATACTTGTGTAAATCCACAATGTATCGCCAAACATTTTATCAATTATTTCCCACATAGTTTGCCCTCACTTATCTAGATATTTATATGCAAAGGTAACTAAATACTACAAGGATCGATAAAATGAAAAAAAGAACTCGTGGTATTTTAGAAGAACTATCCAGTGTAGGCCGCAAGGACTATGCTGATGCATTTATTCAGACAACTGGCAATAATATTATAGAATCAGCAATCAATTTATTAACAAAAATACACGAGAGTTATCCAGAAGACACTGCCGTAGATCTAGAACGTAGATTTATCAATGCTATTCGCAGTGCCAATCCACAAAAGTTCAAGACCGGAGTGGACAAGATCATCGAAAGTAAAAAGAAATGAAACTCAACGAAGGTGGCAATGTTTTTGACGGAACATCAGACTTTGATCATGCAGTTATTCCGCAACTAACAAAGGCCGTTAACTCAGTTCTAGACAATATAAAGATCAAAGGTTATCCAATTGGTTCTGGAGCCACACCAACACCTGGAAAGAAGAGTGGCGATTTAGATATTATTGTAGATCAGGATGCTGTAATGACAGCATTGGGCACAGACAAGCCTCTACCCACCAAAAAAGCACTAGAAGACTTATTCAAACGTGCAGGTTTCGAAACAAAAGTTATTGGCATAAACGTACACGTAAAAGTTCCGGCTGGCAATACTGCTCATCAAGTTGACTTGATGTTAGTACCCAACAGCGAAGCAGTTAGTAAATTTCACATACACAATATTCCTAAAGGCAGTCCGTATAAAGGATTGAACAAGCAGTTAGCAATGGCTAAATTGGCCAAAGAAAAAGACATGAAGTGGAGTGCGTTTAAGGGGTTGCTAAACAGAGCAGATGATAGTATAGTATCAACAGACATAGATGAAATTGCCAAGATACTGATAGGACCAAATGCATCTGCAAAAGACCTAGGTTCAGTAGAAGCCATTGTTGCAGCACTTGGTCCTAACGGAGATCAATTCTTATCTGGTCTAAGAGCCGATCCAGCATGGAAAGAAGTACAGCCTACGGAAACTTTAGATGACAAGCACCTTAATAGAATTAAGGAATTAACGGCAAGGTTGATGCAATGAGATATCAAGAGATAGTAACAGAAGCGTGGAGCCAAAAGTATAAACGCAGCATCGATTGCAGCAACCCAAAAGGTTTTAGTCAACGTGCTCATTGTGCTGGAAGAAAGAAAAACGAAAGTATCAACGAAGAAGCCAAGGTTGGTAGAGAATATCAACACTTGGAAGATCTTGTATTTGTAGATGGTGCTGCTGGTGCAATAGAAGCAGCAGACATACTGGATCGCATGGCTGGCGGCACTGAATCTATTTCTATCAAGTGGGACGGCAATCCTACTGTCTACTTTGGTAGAGAGCCGGACGGAACATTTGTATTAACAGGCAAGAACGGCTGGGGACGCAATCAAAGCACCAGCCCAGAAGACCTTGCAAACTTTATTAAAAGCACAGGCAAAGGCGAAGACTGGAGAGAACAGTTTGGCAATGACATGGCGGAGATATTCCGAACTGTACAAGCAAGTTTTCCCAAGAACTTCGAAGGATACTTGTTTGGAGACTTACTGTATCATCCAGGCAAACCAGTACAAAAAACAGAACAAGGCTACACATTTACCCCTAACAAAGTTACCTACACCGTTGACCCTAATAGCGAAATCGGCAAGCGAATCGGCGCTAGTAAGATTGGTGTAGTGGTGCATAGCAAATACTCTGCATTTGGACAGAAGGATGGTACTCCTATAGAGGATGTATCAAACCTAAACAGTCGAGATGTGGTTGTTTTAGGACAGACTTACGTAACTCACCAGCCCAAGATTGACAACAGCGAAACTGATAGTATTAGAAAGTTTGCAAAAGCAAACAGCAGAATCATTGACAGTTTCCTAGCACCGCAGGCTGGATTGAGTGATCTTAAAAACATCATCTACACTTTTGTTAATCAAATGGCAAAAGCAAAACAACTGAATCAAGTTAATCCAAACGGCTTTTTCAATTGGCTCAAAACCAGCAAGATAAGTCAACCCAAGCAACTCAAGATATTTGATATGCACAAAAACAATGCTGACGGATTGACTGCTATCTTTAAATTGGTAGGTAGAATTCAAGCAGCAAAGAATCATTTGATTGATCAACTGGATTCTGCTCCTGCTGATGTACGAGCATCAACTGGTGATGAAGCAGGTGGCGAAGGCTATGTATC